TTATATTTTCCAATTGATAACAATGTCCTCAGCTGTCACCTTAACCTTGTTTATAAGCCTTCTAACAAGCACCTTTTGATTTTCGTAGTCCATTGAAAAGACTTTCTCAGCGTTTAGCAGTTTCCTCATATCAGCCTTTCTTTTGTTCTTCCTGAGTGCTGGATCGTTTTCTAGTTCAGTTTCAAGAGTCCCCCTCATGCTTATAAATTCGGCTGACTTGCTCTGTAATTCTTCAAGGGTAATGCGGTCATCTATGTATAGATCGTTAAGTCTGCTCAGTTTCTTTGATAGCTCCTCTATTTGTTTCTTATAGCTCTCACGGTCTATGGTCTCAGCATTGTCTCCTGAAAATATTTTGTCCAGGTAATCAGCGTCATCTTGTAGTTTGCTTATTTCTTTTAGCACAGAGGCCTCTAGCTTGTCTTTGTAGTAAAATCCTGAGTCACACTTTTTATTGTCGTTGTAGGTAGTAACGCCTCTCAGCGTTCGTGGGTGCCTTTGGTGGCATTCATATTTTTTTAACCTGCTCCCATCTTTCCTCTTTACGCCTAACATAATTTTTAAAGGAGCGCCACAATATCCACATTGGGCGATACCGGATAAAATGTACTTAGCTTGGAATGGTCTAGGATTGACATTCTCTGCTGCTGTTCTTTGTCTTATTTTTAGCTCAGATTGAGTCTTATCGTATTCCTCTTTTGAAATAATCGGCTCATGATTACCTGGATAAATTTCTCCCTTATACTGATTGAAACCACAATAGACAGGGTTATCGAGTATGGTTCTGACCGCCCGATAGCTCCAAGGCACATGCTTTGGGTATTTCTCATTTAGATCATCTCTCAACTTAGTAATAGATCTCCCTCTCAGGTAACTCTCAAAGATAAACTTAATGGTCAGAGCCTGAGCTGGATTGATGGTCACTGTGCCTGTCTCTTTGTGGTAATCGTAACCATAGGATGTCTTAGCCCACATCATGGATTTACCAGATTTGGCACGTCCTAGCTTGCCAAGTTGCATGCGTTCCTTGATTTGCTCCCTTTCTAGCTGAGCAAAGACGCTCAAGAGTCCAATCATAGCCTTACCAAAAGGAGTAGAGGTGTCAAAGTTCTCCTGCAAGCTCAGAAATTCAATCCCATTCTTGATGAATACATCCTCAATCAAGTGAAGCGTGTCTTTTTGACTACGGCTAAGACGGTCCAGCTTATAGACTAGAACTGTGTCAAATTTTCTTTTTTTAGCGTCTTTGATAAGACTTTCTAGCGCTGGTCTGTCAGTATTGGATCCTGAGAAACCTCCATCAGTATATACTTTGTATACATTCCAGTCTTTAATGTCGCAGTAGCTAGAGAGCTTGTCTTTTTGCTCATCTATAGAGTATCCCTCCTCAACCTGGTTTGTCGTCGAAACCCTGACATATATAGCCACTTTATTCATTGTTTTCATTGAATTTGTACCCCTTTTTTGATAAAATAGGTACAAGAAAAACAGCTTTTTAATGCTTTTTTCTTGCTCCTAGCCTCACGCTCTCGGTCGCCAAACTTCTGAGCGTGGGGCTTTTTTGAGTTGTTTCCAAAATGGAAACAGTTGCTAGATAAAAAGAAAAGTAGCCGTATCAAATACGGCTACCATCACGTTATGGATCTAAAATCCAAATGTAAACTTTATGGAGCTAAACTCCTAATAGCTGTATTGTAATATAATTATTAAGAAATGTCAAGAGATTAGAAAAGGTATAATTCTTTTAACTTTTCGTTAATTTTGTCCAATGTGTTATCAGATACTTTCATTTTTCCGATTGGATCTAATCTATTTTTCTTTAAAATTCTATCTTTGCTGATTGTTTGAAGGTTATTACACTTGGCATAAGAACGCTTAATGTATTTTTTGTAGTATTGAGTTAATTCAATAATGTCAGTTATTTCTGATTGTGTCCGTTTAAGGTTGTCATCGTCTACTATCTTAGGTTGAATTATTTCGTTTGAAAATTGCTCTGTATAAGCTTGGTAGACATCCGATAAGGCAGCTTCAGTAATTGCATTATTGGAATCTAAATATTTTAGGTAGGCAAATAATTCTTTGTGTAATTTTTCAATATATTCATCAAGCAAAATAGAAGGATATTCCGCAATGATTTCGTCTATGAGTACGGTATCTATTTGATTTTTAGATGTTAGAGGAATTACTGTGAGTGTTTTTTTATAGGGACTATCTACCTTGTCTAAGACAATAGCCCAATGGTTATTTGATAATTCTCCGCCTATATTTACACCGAACTCTACGAATATCAGAGAGCCACGATTGAATTTCCAATATTTTCTTTTTTGAGTCTTAGCTTCAAACAAGAATTGTTCAGATTGTCTTTTAACTGCTGGTGCAAGAAATCGGTATTTAGAAGATGTATGTTTTGCTTTACCAAGTTTATAGAGTTTTTCAACTTCTATGTAGTTTTGTTTGGTTTGTTCAAAATATGGATTTTCTTTACTCATTTTATTTCTCTCTATACACACTGACAACTTCCCCAATAGTTCGGATGTCGTTGCTTTCGTCTAGGTGTATATCCTCATAATCTGGATTCAAGCTTTCCAGATATCCCTGACGCAGTTTCTTAACATAGTTAGCGCCGTCTACTTGGAAGATGCCGATAGTGTTATAATCAACCTGTTGGGTATTCTTTATAAAAAGATAGTCACCATTCTTTATCTTTGGCTCCATAGAGTTGCCGACGACATAAGCGATAGCGTCGTAGTCGTCTGGGATTTCATCCTCATAGAACGAAACCTCCATATCTAAATCGTCGTCCTGTATCGAACCACTACCAGCAGAGACAACCCCAGTAACACGTCGGTAAGTAGTCTGTCTGTAGTCGTCCAGTCTGATGATGTTCTCCGATACTTCGTTTATCTTCGTTTCTTCTTTGTTTTGCTCTTTTAGTTGCCTCTCGGCAAAAGTCAGGACTTTGCCTTGTCTAGGCGGTTCTAGTTGGTCGTAGATGGTTTGGATAGAGGAAGTATTAGAAGAAGAGTCATCGACCATAGAATTATTAGTTACAAATCTAGGGTCTAATACAGATTTAGGTACTCCAAAAAAATCTGCAATTTTTTGAACATTGCCAGGGATTGGCAAAGAAGTTCCTTTTACATACCCTGTCAATGTGCTAGGTGGTATTCCTGTCGCTCGAGATAGCTCAGCTTGTTTACAATTTCTATCAGATAAAATTGAGTTAAGATTTGCGGAAAAGACTTTCATATCCTCTTTATCTTGAGGAGTTAATTTTCCTCGTCCTCTTGCCATGTTTTTTCCTCCTATCTTCTTTACTATATAATACATAATACCGTTTATTTTCGATTTTGTAAATAAAAAATTCGAAAAAATTACGAAAAAATTCGAAAAAGTTATTGACATACGATTTAAATCGTAGTATAATATAATCAAGCTTAAGGAAATAACAAAAAACAAATCGGAGGGAAACACCATGAACACATTAAACGAGAAAGCAATCAACATCTTCAAAGCAGTAGCTAAGGAAACTTTAATCCAAGGCACTTACGAGGAAATTTTCCTCTATAGCAAACTTGAAGCTTTCTGTACTAACTGCCGTCAGTTCGCTTTCGGATGGACAGAGTTAGCAGAAGAGATCGAGTGCCAAGAGCGTTACCTTCTCGATTCTGGTTTTACTCAAGATGAAATCGATGATATTCGTTTCGATGCAGCATTTGTAGGAATGCAGGACAAAATGAATGTAGCCTGATTGGTATCACCAAGGTTCGAATCCTTGGCAGGTTGTTGCTCATAGAGCAAAAGAAAAAGAAAGGAGAAGAAAGATGGACGAATTAGAAAGAACAGCCCTCAATGAGATATTGAGGACCGTGACATATATTGCTGAGAAAGTGGACGAACTAGATTCTAAGATTTCTTTGAACGATTCACAAGTTCCTGAGCAATAAAAAAAGTCTTAACCTACTTTACACTAGGTCAAGACTTGCACACTTTGATAAGGTTTCACAGTCGGTGTAAAGCAACTGGTTGAAACTTCGCTGGTCATGCGTCCAGCACTGCAATCAACGTGGTTTGGCTAGTCTTTGAGTGTCGCTCGGTAGTTATCTGTCAGTCCCGCTATAAGCAGAGCTGCAGTCCCTCTTATAGTCAGCGACAGGCTCCGTGCAGTCACACTCGCAGTAAAAACGCGTTGGTTACCTAGCCAAACTGAATCACTGAACCACAGTCCCCTTCAAAAATTTTGCCAATTTGCATCAGCTCCTTTCTTGTTAAGGATAATATAAATATATACTGTTTTTGAAGGGGTTACATCGGTCTTAAGACCGATTTTTGGAGACGGTCATGGAAGATAAAATCATCGAACTTGCTGATTACTTCATCAGCGAAAACACAACGTACAGAGAAGCTAAAATAGCGTGTGAGAAGCTATTGAAACAAGTCAGCCATGAGATAGAACTCAGGGCGCTAGAGAGTGAGACGAAGGTATGACAAAAACGATTGCGATAAATACATCAGAGCACGATGTGCTGCTGACGGCAAGAAAAACCCACCCTGCTGTATTCGTCGATGGAATGTTTTTGGACGGAGTAGAGCGAGTGGAATTTACGAATCGTTTTCTAGAGAGTTGTGAAGTTGTTTTAACGTTTAACGATAGAGTTGAAACCAATCCCTTCCCTCTAAATGATATTACTTTATTAGAAAAGTTATTTGGAAAGGCTTCGAACGGACAATCCTTACGGGATATTGTCTTGCAAACTCTTGAAGATGGAAATTAGTATCTAGTCCATCAAAGAACGACACATGTATACTGAAGCTTTCTTTACCATCTTTCTTGGCTCTTTCGTACTCTTTGCCAAGGACAATCAGAGAAGCTTCTAATTGATAATCAGTCATAACATTACCTCCTTTCTGCTTTTATTATAGCAGAATTGCGAGGAACAAATAGAAAAATAAGGAGGTAGGAATGTGCCGAAAATGACATTGAGAGCAATAAGAACAAATTATAATTTATCTGCAAAAGAAGTTGCCGACAAACTTAATATTCATCAACAAACACTGTTGAAGTACGAGCATGATAGTTCGAAAATTCCAATGGATCTTTTAGACAAACTTGCTCGACTATACAATGTCGAAAAGGATTTTATTTTTTTAGGAAAAAAATACGAATTAAATCATAGTTTAGGAGAGGTATGAATGAACAATATTTTACAGAGATAGACATGGATAATCACGAAAGATACTTTAAAATCCCGTATCGGCTGCTAGAAGATGATTATTTTTCAGATTTAGATCCGCTGGCTGTTATGGTTTATGGTATTTTGACCGATCGCGTTTCATTATCTCGAAAAAATAAGCAACATTTTACTGATAAAGATGGATATCTGTACGTTGTAGCTACTAACGAAGAAATTGGTAAGTGGATAAAAAAAAGCGAGCCAGTTGTAATCAAATTAAAAAAGCAACTGATAGAACATGGTCTTTTGAAAGAAAAAAGACAGGGCGTTAGATTGGCGAATTTGCTATATCCTCAGAAAATCAGAACTAAAGAAATTTTAGTTCAAGAACTTAAAAATATTAAGGGGGGAACTAAAGAAATTTTAGTTCAAGAACTTAAAAATATTAAGTCTAACCAACCTGATAATAACCACCCTTATATAACCAACCTGATTGAACCAGAGGGGGTGGGTGCTAATAATCTATATAGTATAGAGGACGCCCCCGCAGAAAACGACTTAGGAATTGTTCATGATTGGATTTTTTCAGAATTCGGACGATACCCGACACCATTTGAAATTGAGGACTTGAAATACTTCTTACAAGACCATAGTAAAGAGGTTATCAAGTTAGCCATCAAGGAATGTGTGGGCAATGGTAAGCCTTACTTTAAATATCTTGAAAGTATATTGAGAGACTGGAAACAGAAAGGTTTAACGACTGTTGAACTGGTAGAGAACAGGCAGAAGCCTACTCGGTCAAACAATAAGTCGAACGGTCGCTTGAGATTATCCGATGATGGATTTGATCCACGGCTTGGATTTTAGGGGGTGCGCATGCAAGTAGTATCAAGCAAAGAGTTGCAAGAAAGAGCCTTGCAGGTTGAGACTTTGAAACAGCAATGTCCAAAACACGAAGGTGTATACATGTGGCGGTCTATCAACCCTTGCACTCGCAACACGCTGACCTATTGTCCTGAATGTGTTCAAGAGACTATCAACCAGAACGCAAGCGAACAGTTAGCTATTGCTGAAGCTCAAATCAGAGATACGAGATCATATTCTCTCTTTATGAAAGAGAGCATCATCCCAAACGATTTGAAAAATGCGACTGTTGGAAATTTTGAAATCCATACAAATCAGGATGCTAAAGCAGTCAATTTCGCTAAGCGAGTCACGGCTGACTATGTGAAAGAGCGCTACGAAGGGAATACGATTATCTCTGGACCGCCTGGAGTTGGCAAGAGCCATCTGGCCGTCGGGATAGCTAAAACCTTAAACGAGAGCTTTCAAATGCTCCAAGTTCGGAAATCGGTAGTCTATATGCCATCCATGGAGCTGTTTTCTCGAATGCAAGAGGCTTTTCAATACAAGGACTCTAAGTGGGAACAACGCTCAGTCGTGAAATTCCTGCAAAACGTTGACTTCTTGATTTTGGACGACCTAGGCAAAGAGTCGAGTGTTGGGAACGAAATCAGACAAGGCAATAACTGGATGCAGAAAGTCCTGTATCAAATACTTGAAAACAGGACGAATACAATTATCACAACTAATTTTGAAGGTAAGCACCTCAAAGAACTTTACGAGCAGAGTCTCGTTGACAGAATAACGAAAGGAAATATGAAGACGAATGCTTTTAAGTTCAGCAAAGACACAGCTTCGAGACGCTCCTTGTCAGCAACTGACTACTGAGGAACGCAAGCAGGCTATTGAACAGTTTGAAAGCCAATTTTACGGACTATCAACCCTGCTTAAAGAGAGGTTGCTGATTACGACAGACGAACGGTTCACTAATAAGATGAATGAGCTGACGTATTATGCGACGAATGGAAGTGTCTATACGACATAAAATAAAAAAGCACCTGACGGCAATCAGGCGCTCAACAAAATTATTCAAGGAAATTATAACATGAAGAGAAAAAAAGAGCAATGGAAACCAAGAATTGTAAACATAATGGCAGATGGTTCGGTCATTGAAGACTTGACAGGCTATGTCATCCCTGCTGGTCATTCCTACTATGACATTATTTTAGGCATGAACAAGCAATCTAACGAGGAGGGCGTAGCTTAATGAAATTACTTACCAAGTTAAAACTCAGACTTGAAGTAGTTCTTAAAGCAGTCAACCTTGACTGGCGAGAGGTAGCGGTCGAACTCATGACCGACCTATTTGAGGAGCGCAAACGTCGCTTTGCTTTCGAGCAAGAAAACTACGATTTGAAACAAGAGCTTGCTGCCTACAAGTACAAAGAAAACTTTGATATCAAGGCTAGACTGCAAGGAGAAATGTAGATGTACATTATATCGATTTATGTCAAGAATACTGAAACTGGAAACGAGGATTTCAGTTTGATTGGACGTGATTTCTTACCGACGGGGCACCAAGACTATATTGCAAGAGTTTTTGGAACAAAAGAAGAAGCGATTGATTACTTAAAATCTATATCTTACATCGCATCAGGTGTTCATGGTAACGATTGGGTTTATCAAAATGAAAAACTACCAGAAATTGAGTCACGTTGCCGAATTTGGAAAGTAGGAGAATAAAAGGAGAACAATATGTTTAAAGCACTAAAAACAATCAAAAAAATCAAACAGCTTCAGAAAGAAATGCACGATGTCAGTTTAGCCTTTCTGGCTCTACAAGATGTCGGATTGATGCCAGAGGATGAAAGAAGCAAGGCGAAGGCTCAAACAATGCACGATGTAAGCCACATGCTCAAGGACGTCCTGGGCGGCAAGTCGGTAGATGAAGCCATGAAACGTCTAAATAGCGAAGTGAAAATTGAAGAGGTGGAGCAGGAAGATGACAAAGATTGAAATTGAAAACCGTGTCTGGCTTTTGGCCAATCATGAAGAAAAAAACGAATTGCTGGATCTTGGGCTAACATCCAAGGCTAGATATGTGAAACGAGTCCTGGAGCTTGGGAAGGTGTATTCTCATGTTTAATTATGACAGAGATATAATGCAACCGCCTGAAGAACGAGAAGAACTTAACCCTAGCCAGTACATCTATGTTGGGTGTGGGCAGTATCGATATGTGGGTGATGAGATATGATTCAGGAACTACACGAAGAAATCGACAACTGGCGAGCTGAATATATTCATCTTGGCCAAGAACTGGGGCAGATTATCAACGAGCAACAAGATATTATTTTGAAACTACAAAGCGAAAACAAGCGCTTAAAGCGTGAAAATTGGAATTTGAAGAAGACGAAAGGAAGAAAATTACATGCCGAAATTGATTGATTTGTCAGGTAGACGATTTGGTAGATTAACAGTTATACAGCGTGCAGAATCAAATCGTAAAGAAGTATATTGGGTGTGTCAATGCGATTGCGGAAACAGAAAAACAGTACGCGGAGGATTATTAACTACCAAATACAAGAAAAGAAGGATTCGGAGTTGTGGTTGCTTACTGAAAGAGCGAGCGTCGGCTAGACAGGGGATTTTGACTGAAAAAGCAACAGAGGCAAACAAACCATTTTTTGATTTTGAAAAAGGAACATATATTCGTATTATTTCGTCTAAAAAGTTACCTAAAACGAATACAAGCGGAGTAAAAGGAGTGTCATTCGATAAATCTCGGGGAAAATGGCGTGCAAGTTTAAAATTTAAAGGGAAAAACGTTTTAAATAAGAGATTTGACGAATTTGACGATGCGGTCAAAGCTCGTAAAAAAGCAGAGGACAAATATTTCAAACCAATCATTGAGAACGCAAAAAAACACGGGATTTTTTAATAAAAGGAGAAACAAATGACAAACGAACTAACACAAACAAAAGGCGCATATCTAACAGACTTGCAAAAATTAGACGGAGCAACCTTGCGAAATTTTGTTGACCCAAAACATCAAGCAAGCCCACAAGAATTACAAACTTTATTGGCTATCGTTAAAAATCGTAATTTAAACCCGTTCACAAAAGAAGTTTACTTTATCAAGTACGGGAACAATCCTGCACAGATTGTTGTCTCAAAGGACGCTTTTATGAAGCGTGCGGAACAAAATCAAAATTATGACGGCTTTGAAAGTGGAATTATCTACGAAGATGCAAGCGGAGAGTTAAAAAATAAAAAAGGCGTCATCTTACCTAAAAATTGTACTCTAATCGGTGGTTGGTGTGAGGTTTATCGTAAAGATAGAACTAGACCAGTTTATCGTGAAGTTGAGTTGTCAGCATATAACACTGGGAAGAACTGGTGGCAAAAAGCGCCAGGGCAGATGATTGAGAAAGTTGCGATTGTTGCAGCAGTCCGTGATTCGTTCTCAGAAGATGTGGGCGGACTTTATACAAGCGAGGAAATGGAACAAGCAGCTCCTATCGATGTAACTCCTCAAGAATCTCAAGAAGAAGTGAGAACAAGGAAAATGGCTCAGATTGAAGAGATGAAGCGAGAGCAGGAGAAACACCAATCATCAGCTTATCCAGAAGATGAAATTCCTAATTTTGAAGACGAACCGCTACAAGGCGAACTCTTAGAAGAAATGGAGTACTAACATGCAAGAATTACAAGTAAGTGTCACTCAGGCAGAGGTTGAAATTTTAGACCGTGAGTTGTTTGAACAAAACATTAAAGAGGTGGTAACGAAGTACCAGAATTATACAGTTACCGCTTCGACAATCAAGGACGATAAGCAGGTACTAGCTGATCTCAGAAAACTGTTCAAGCAGATATCTGACGAGCGTATCAAAATCAAAAAGGATTTGTCAAAAACTGCTGATGATTTCAACGAATACATCACCGAGCAGGTTGAACCGCTGGACGGTGTTATCAAAAAGATTGCGAAAAATGTCAAAGAGTTTGAAGACCATCAGAAAGCACTCAGACTGGATACTGTTAAGGGTTACATTACAAATAAGGCTTCAGAATACATGCTTGATCCTCGTCTATTTGACGAGAAAGCCCTTGAGTACATCAAGGCAGGCGATTTCATGGCTGACGGTGTGACACTCAAGAAAGTTACGATGAAGTCGCTTGATGACATGATTACATTTGAGTATCAGAAGCAAGAAGAGTACAAGAAAACCATCTCAGCAATCTCAGGACAATGTGCCGAGTACGGAATGACAGACCAGCCATATATTCGTATGTTGAAAGACATGACTTTGGTTGAAGTACTGGAGCAAATCAAGGCAGACTACGCTTTTGAAAAGCAAAAGGAAGAAGTGAGATTGGCTCAAGAGCGAGCTGAACGAGAACGTGAGGAAGTTTTAGCTCAGCAACAAGAGCAAGCGCCAAAATCAACGGAGACCGCAAAAATTGACCCAGAAACGGGCGAAATCTTAGACGGCGGGCAATTATCCCAAAATCGACAAGAAGACGTCAGAGGGGCTGAAAACGTCTTAAAACGATATACCCAAAAAATGACCTTGGAAGTGTATTTCGCTGACACGAAAGAAAAAGACTATTTCAAGAATAGCCTTGCGGATTTGGGATTTGAATACAAGAAAAACTACACTGTCCAAGGTTATCAACGAATTGAGTCATTGACGCAGGCAGAATTGGATGAACTGATTAAATAAACCAACTATTTCCATTTTGGAAACAACTCAAAAAGCAACAAGCCGGGCATTCTTGTAAAACTGCGAACTAGAAAATGCGTCAGTGACACTTATGTGACCTTGGACGAGCGACTGCCCGTATTTAGCCAAACTCACACAAAGGCAGTCGCATTTTTTTGGAGAAAATAAATGAATTATAAAATTGATATAGCAGGAACGAGTATTGCACTTAACGTTGCTAGAAATGACATAACGGTTACAAATGGGATTAAATATGATATTCAGATGCAATTCAGGAATTTGGATTCCAATACATCTTTGGATACTGAAGGCGATGTATTTGAACCACTATACTGGCTAGATGTGAAGGTAACACCGAAAGAGCCGACAGAATACCATTCCAGCTTAGGAGTCAAGGCAGAAAAACGAAACTTGGCCGAACTCCAGAAATTCTTTGAGTTTATCGAGAATAATAAACGAAACCTATTCGACCTCTGTGGATTCAAGGGAGAATTGCAATGAAATCTCTGACATTATCGTTAGACATTTCTACTACTGCTACAGGATGGGCCGTATTTCACGGCTCTAATCTTGTTCAGAGCGGTGTCTTAAAACATAAAAGTAAGTCATTCTTTGAGCGTGGCCGTTTCATGGCTAGCGAACTGCGAGCAATTCAATCGAGAGCGCTCCAGAAATACGACTGCCATTTTGAATCAATTGTGGTCGAGAAGAACTCAGTCATGGGGCCAAATCAGCAGTCTATGATTAGTATTGGAATTGTGACAGGTATCATTCTTGGCCGACTGATTGCTGACAATGTGTACTTCGTGAACGTGTCGACCTGGCGCAAGTACTGGAAGTTTAGTTACAAGGACCGAAGTAAAAAGTCAATGAAGCTGCAGGCAGTTGCTAAGGTGTCTGATGAATTCGACCTGAACGTTAAGGACGACGAGGCAGATGCGATTCTGATTGGTTCGTATTTCGTAAGCCATGGACACGAATTTGGAGACCTGGAAAGCCACAAGGTTAGTTGAGGAGTTGGAAGATGATGGAAGAGTTAAAGCAAAAAGTTAATGAAGTATACAACTGGACGGTAGAAGACGGGAAGTCGCAACCTCCCCAGCAAGATTTACCACAAGCAGTGAAAGACCGGGCGGACTATTTTTGGGAAATGGCAGAAGATGGTATGACGTTTATGGGAGCGATGGAATGCATCTTCGCTGATGAAAAGCCTACAGACTATGATTTGGGAGCTACTAAGGGTTGGTTGCCAAAATCTAAGGAGTTTGATGATTGGGTTGGCTATTCGCCAAGCATGGCTCAGGTAGTTATTGCAGTTTATTTGATTTATGGAGGAAACTAAGATGAATAAGCAGGAATTGATTGAGAAATATAAAAAACTTGAGGGTGTATGGAATGCTGAAGGAGCAGAACTAGCTCGTCAAATTTTTCTGCAAGACTTGGAACAACTAGATAAACCAAAACCAGTCAAAGTTCCGCAGTGTGTGGCGGAATATATAGAATTTAAAAAGAAAAACAATTTTCATGTTTACGGTGCAATGAGAGTAATTGAAGATCATTATGATAAGAAAGTTCCTGAGTGGTTTTACGAAAATAACATCGAAAAATTCTGTCTTGCTTGGCTTGACGGCTACGAGGTTGAAAAAGAGAAGCGGTATTTTGTTAAGATTAAAGGGAATATTAAAGAAAATATGTTGGTTTATGGAGAACTTTTGAAAAGGTATTTCTTTACAAAAAGATTTAGTTTAGACGATGTTATATATTCCCACACCCGTAAAGAACTAGAAGACGCAAACTTCGGCTGGGTGTTTGATTGTGAAGGAATTGAGATTGAGGAGGTGGAGTGATGTCATGTAGTGAAAATTTAAAAAAAGAAAAAGAATTGACTGCTGCTATTTCAAATTTCAAGATAGAAGTCTTACAAAATGATGATAAATTGAGCAGTCTATCATTAAGCAACATCAAAGGGCAAGCAAGGGATCTATATGAATGCTTAGTATGGTTGCAGTATAATGCGGAGGAATCAGGTAGATGAGTTATGATTTGGAAATATTAGTAAAAATAGAGAGTGGAGATTATATTTGTATCGCTGAACCTAAATATAGTTCTCCGACCTACAATCTTGGAAGAATGTTTAGAGTTGCTATGAACTGGGATTTTGATCAAGACACTACGTACAACATCGCTGATGTTTTAGATAACATTCAACGCGGTATCTCTGAACTAGAACGGTACCCTGAAAAGTATGTGCAGTATGAACCTGAAAATAGATGGGGAACGATCAATGATGCGTTATATGTTTTGAGATCGTTAAGGGACTGTATTCTAGAACAAGATATTGATACGAAATATTTATATGTGAGGTGGTAAATTGAAACGACCAAACAGATACCCGTACACTAAAAATCAATGGGTTGAAGAAACCGTTGATCACTATACTTATAAAAACGATATTTGCTATACAAGTCACATTTTAGAAAATAGACTTACTGGAGAAATTAAGAGCAAGGAGGTTGAGCGATGAATGAGCAAAACATTTTAGAGACACAATTGATTTTAGGTAAGCAAGTTTTAGAAATTGTATTGGATTTGCTAAAAGACGATTCAAAAATAGGGGTAGTTCTACCTTTAAATATAAATGACCGTGAATTTACAATTACTGTAGAAAAGGAGGTCACAGATCGTGACTAAGAGGTGTTTGTGGTTATGAAGGAACAGTGGGATAAAGTTAAGGTCGGGGATGAGGTGATGTTATGAAATTTCGATTTAATGGGAAGTATAACTTCTTCTTGACCCAACTTGTCCATTTTATTATATTGGACTATCTCTGGAAGATACTTGAAATTATTATCTTAGGTGGAGTGAGAGGGAATTTGGCGGATTCCATTATGCTTGCTCTGATTTGTGTCTATATTGCATGGATTTTAGATAAGGAGGATTTGGCATGATACCGAAATTTAGAGTGTGGCATTATGAATTAGGTAGACTGATGTCAGTCAAATGTATGTTTTTTCAGGATAGCGAGATTGAAGAATTTGAGTTAAACGATGCTTTAATGAATGATTGCATTACAGCTTATCCTGATGAAATCGAACTCATGCAATCAACAGGACTCAAAGACAAGAACGGCAAGGAAATCTTTGAGGGGGATATTTTAAAATTTAATGACGAGTGGAATGAATATTGTCACGAGGGCTATGTAGATGGCTCGGTCGAAGGTGTTAATTACGTTGAAGTGGTGAAAGGTGAAGCTTGTTTTGAATTCGGTAAAACTAGATACCCAGAATCATCTCTATTCATTTATATGGAAGATGAACATCTTTCGTTCGCTGAATTGGTAAAGGATAAAGACTTTGGGTTTGAAATCATCGACAATGTCTACGAAAACCCTGAACTTTTGGAGGTAACTCATGAATAAACGTCAACGCAAAAAGAAAATTTTGAACGGTCTGAACAAAGAAGAAAGATACCACAGGACGCATTGTCCTGTCTGCGATAGCGAAGCTGGTTTATTCGACAGATATTTTAATACGTACGGTTTCTGCTCTGAATATTGTGGTTATGAATACTATGGAATTTCAAGATTATAAAATAAAGGATTGAGGTTAAAATGACATTATTTGATGAAGTGCAGCAATTAAGCTCAGAAAGCCACGCAAAATGGTTCGAGCGATATTTTGAGAAATATAACCTAGAACAAAAACTAAAAACTTCTGCTCAAAAAGGTTATACAGGTTATTTAATCAATGTTTGGTCAGTTAGAGACGAATATCTCAGGAATCGATTAGGAGATGAAATAACGTTTGAAGCGTTAAGAGAATTATTAGGAGCTGGCTTTACTGTCAAATATAAGCTTTATCTATCTAAAAATATTTTCACTGGACAAGATTTCGTTTCTAACAAGAAAATTCACATTACTTGGTAAAACAAAAAAGCCAAGACACTCTCTGTCTCAGCAATAATCTCAATAATATTATTATATCACAAAGGAGACAGAGAGTGAACAAGGCTAAAGAACTATTGAAAGAGTTGCAGAATCTGGACATGGACATTCAAAGCCGTATAGATGAAATTAACGAGCTTGAGGCAGGTTTGCTCTCAAGTCCTAAGTGGTCAGGTGTCAAAGTCCAAGGTGGACAGACTAGAAAAGTTGATGATGTCTATACTCAGTTGGTAGTGATGAAAGAGGCTATAGAGCAGGATACTAAAGAGGTCATTAACAGAAAACTTGAATTAGGTAGAATGATCAATAGGCTTAAAAATCCAAAGTACAGGGCAGTATTAAGAATGACTTACATCAACAAAGGCACCGCTGATAGCGTTTGTTATGATTTGAATATGAGTCGTACAACCTACTACAGGTTAAAAAATGAGGCGGTCTTAGCTTTGGAAGAAGTCATCTAACCTCATAGTGAGCTTATGGGACTTTTTGGAACAGCACGGTTCTAAAAATCTGTTAGAATGGTAGTATCAAGAATTGAAAAGAGAGGTCTCAGAATTGGTAGATGGTTACCTGTAATGTCAGGGGGCTGTAATGGCCTTGGAGGTTCAAGTCCTCCCCTCTCCTTTGAGTGTTTGTGTCCCAGAATGGGGTAGGCAGTAGGCTTAGCATTCATATATCACTCATTAACTCCTATCACTCATTAACTTAAAAATGGTTGCGGAAGCGATTGGACCTCGCATGATTGCGTAGCTAATTATATTCCGGATAAGTTATAAGCTAGAGGGTTTGATTCCCTCAGAGGTTTTAAAGACTACAAAAAATAAAAAAGAAGTCAAAATTTAATACGCACGCAAGGTTGTAGTCGCCTTGCACTTTTAGGGCTTAGCCTAGATAATCTGTGGTAACTCAGGAAAAGGATGTTTTTAAATCTATCAAACATCCTGCCAGCAATGGTCAATCTAAGCAATGTAATCTTAACTATTTCAGTTTTGGAATAGGTAGGCGAAGTTAAAGCAGGAAGATTCCAACGGCAAGGTGCTGAGGAAATGCAAATGTGGCTGTTTGGCTGTGAAACGAGTCTATAAGAGGAAAGAGGTATTTGGTTCGAGGTGCAACAAGAGCTTGATACCATATCTTACAAAAATTGGGTGCCTCCCAAAAGTATGTAAGATGAGTCGATTGTCCGCAAAACAATCGATAACAAGCAGGCGCTGTGCATTTTGTTCTTCAAAAGAGAATGAAACACATGGCGATGCGTGTCTGTGATAGATGAAAGATGATTTTTATATTTTAAGGCTATTCAAGATAGAAAAAACTCAAAAAAGCAAAAGTCATCGCCCGTCGTAAACGAAAGTGCACTTCGGCAATTAGATTGCCTGCTCAAGTCTCGCAAGGATGAGAGTAAAGTCAAAGAGTAAAGCAGCTTAGACTTTTAGCGGAGTCTTCGTTAATTGAAAAATGGCTTAGTAGTTTGCGATGTGAGGAGTGATTGGTCTAACCAATCGTGCATGAGTGATACAAGTAGGAATATTTGTGGACAAGATAATAAACTATAAGTTATCAAAAGTCACTCGTTTAAAGCAGTAGTCTCATGCTAGTTAATGGATACATGGTAGACGGATTAAGTCCTGTTTAGGGAATTGAAACGTAGGCAGGTTCGAATCCTGTCGTTCCAATTGCGATTTTAATTCGCAGAGAGAGGTCTTGAAAAGGTCGCACATCGTGTGGCTTTTTTTGATTGTTTGAAAGGTGGTGATGGAAAATTGAATGAAAGACAAAGGCGTTTTGCAGATGAGTACATCATCTCAGGTAATGCTTATCAATCAGCTTTAAGAGCAGGATATAGTGAGAAATATGCCAAAGCAAGATCTTCTGAATTGTTGGATAATGTCGGAATTTCTGATTACATCAAAAATCGAATGGAGGAGTTGCAAGATGAAAAAATCTTAACTCAAAAACAAATACTTGTGATGCTATCAGAAATTGCGTCGGGACAAGCGAAAGAAACAATAGTAGTCACAACAAAAGTAGCTGAGTTGATGACTGATCCCGTGACTGGTAAGTCTGTAAAAGTCTACAATGAAATCCCTCAACTTGTCGAATACCCAACAAAGAACAGCGATAGGAATAAAGCTCTTGAATTGTTAGGTAAACGACATAAGATGTGGACAGACAAAGTAGAGGCAGACGTTTCTGGAACGGTGGTGTTTGCAAATGAGTCAGACATACCAGATTAAGCAAAGTGATATTGTAATCGACCTACCTAAGACAGTAGGAGCTGGGTACGGACAGTTCTGGCGCTCAAGAAATCTTTATCGTGTTGTAAAAGGTTCCCGTGGTTCGAAGAAGTCCAAGACAACCGCTTTGAATTATGTTATCCGTCTTTTGAAGTATCCCTGGGCCAACTTGCTTGTTATTCGTAGATACTCGAATACCAACAAGCAATCAACTTATACGGATTTTAAATGGGCGTGTAATGTGTTGGGTGTGACTCATTTGTTTAAATTCAATGAATCTTTGCCTGAAATAACCATAAAAGCGACTGGTCAAAAAATCCTATTCCGTGGTTTGGATGATGAACTCAAAATCACATCTATCACGGTCGATGTCGGCAGTCTTTGTTGGGCATGGTTTGAGGAAGCATATCAAATTGAGACTGAAGACAAGTTCAGTACAGTAGTTGAGTCAATCCGTGGTAGCTTAGATGTACCTGATTTCTTTAAACAAATCACAGTCACATTTAACCCGTGGAATGAGAGGCACTGGCTCAAACGTGTGTTCTTTGATGAAGAGACTAGCCGAGCTGATACATTCGCTACTACAACCACTTACAAATGCAATGAGTGGCTTGATGAAGTCGATATTAAGCGCTATGAGGACTTGTATCACACAAATCCAAGGCGTGCGAGAATCGTTTGTGATGGTGAATGGGGAGTTGCTGAAGGTTTAATCTATGAGAACGTGACCGTCAAGGATTTCGATAAGGATGAATTGCTACGAGATTCAGCTAATAAGTTATGTATCGGTCTTGACTTTGGTTTTACTCACGATCCAACCGCTTTGTGTTGTTCGTTGATAAATGACACGACGAAAGAGATTTATGTCTTTGATGAGGCGTATAAAGTCGGATTGATAACCAAAGAAGTTGCGAAGATGATAAAAGACAAAGGTTATCATCGCTCACAAATCATTGCTGATAGCGCAGAGTCACGGCTGATTGAAGAGCTCAGGTCAGAACATGGCATATCTAGAATAAAAGAGAGTCGGAAAGGTAAGGATAGTATTATGGCAGGCGTATCAAAATTGCAAGGATACACTATTTATGTGCATCCAGATTGTAAAAACATCATGGATGAATTTTATAGTTACTGCTACCAGCGAGATAAAGAAGGCAACTGGTTGAATAAACCAGAGGATAAAAACAACCACTTGATGGACGCTTTGCGTTACAGCCTTCAATGTATCGAAGGTGGGAAAGCAACCGTCCGCAGACGTTCTGATTATGGTCTATAGAGAGGAAAGACATGTACCAATATTTAACCTATCCACGGGATGGATATGATGAGGGTTCTTTGAAGAAAGACCTGATTTACAAATTGATAACGATACATAACACTGAAAGCTCACATTTGAAGAAGCTTAAAAGCTACTACATGGGTGAGCATGCTATCTTAAAACACACGAGACGCAACGTGAACGCACCCAATTACAAGACGGTAGCTAATCATGCCAAGGATATCGCAGACACGGCTACGGGCTATTTTATGGGCAATCCTATCAAGTATAACAATACTGCTGACGGTGATATCGATGAACTACTTACAGCCTTTGATGGTGCTGAGATTGACCAAGTAGATGCTCAGAATGCTTTGAACATGGCTATCTATGGTCGTGCTTACGAGTACATCTATGCTAAAGAAGGATTGACTGAGTTGGATTCAACTAGTATTGATCCGGAGAATACTTTCATGGTCTACGATGATAGTATTGAGCGGAAGCCTTTGTTTGCGGTCTATTACTATGAAGTAAAAGACGATACGAAAGACACTACCAAGTACCAGGCTGAGGTCTTTACCGAAAATCTGCACTATCACATGGTGCTGAGAAGTACAGATTCAGGAACAACTCAGAGCGAGGAGGCAACACCTCACAACCTTGGTCAAATCCCAATTATCGAGTATCGCAATAATCACTTTGCGATTGGCGACTACGAGCAACAAATTAGCTTGATAGACGCTTATAATTCCTTGATGGGGAATCGTGTCAATGATAAGGAACAGGCTGTAGAGTCTATCCTTGTCTTGTATGGCACGCAGTTAGCAGACACTCCAGAAGACGCTAAGGTAGCAATGAAGATTCTTTCTGAAGAAGGTCTTTTGGAATTGCCGGGTGATAGTGCAAGGGCTGAGTTCTTGAAGAATACGCTGGACGAAAGTGCTACTGAAATCTTGCGTACAGCTCTTAAAGAGGACATCTACACATTTAGCCATGTGCCTAATTTGACTGATGAGAATTTCGCAGGGAATACATCAGGCGTAGCCATGGAATTTAAGCTGATGGGCCTTGAGATGATTACTAAGACCAAGGAAGCGAACTATAAGCGAGGATTGCGTCAGCGTATTGCGATTTTTGCTCATTACTTAGGCATGAAGCAGATTGCTTTAGAGTCTCATTCAATCGTTCCACAATTCAGTCGTGGTTTGCCTAAGAACTTGTTAGAAATCTCTCAGATTGTGAACAACTTGGAAGGCAAAGTAACCAATAGGCAGCTTATTTCTCTCTTGCCGTTTGTGGAAGACCCTGACGCTGAGCTGGAAGCCTTGGAAGAAGAGAAAAAGAAGAACATGGAAGACATGCCGATGTTCAACAAAGACAACACGAAACCCGAAGACGAGGTAGAGGATGAAGAATCAGGAGTATTGGGCGAAGAGGAAAGCCAATCTGATTTACCAGCAGATGGACAAGGCCGAAAAGCAGGCAGACCAGTTCGATAAGGTCTATCAGGAAGCCAAGACTTACTTGGATAAGGAAGTCAATAAGATTTTTGATAAGTTCCAACGTGATTATGGTCTAAGTCAGGTAGAAGCTAGACAAGTCTTGAAGAACATGAAAGACAAGAAAAATCTGAATGAACTTCGTAAAGTACTTGAAGCGAGACCGAATGACCCGAACATCCAAAGATTACTGGCTGACTTAGATAGTCCGGCTTATTCTTTCCGTATGAAGCGTCTAGAACGTTTGAGTGATGATTTAGACCGTATGCGTGAATCTATCTATCATTCAGAAAAGACAGGCTCAGACGCCTTTTATAGCGACCTGATGAAGGATAGTTACTACAAGGCTACCTTTGACCTGCAGCAGCAGACAGGACTAGCATATGGCTTTTCTGGGCTTCCTGAGAACGAGATTAAACATCTACAGTCTTTCAGTTGGGTAGGTGACGGAAGTACCTACTCTACAGACATCTGGAAGAATACGGGGAAGCTTACTTCTAGCATAAAAGATGAACTACTTATGAGCCTCATGACAGGCCGAGATACACGAGAAACTGCACAAGCAATTGCTGAGAGGTTCAATGTAGGTCAGAACGATGCAAGACGTTTGGTTCGGACAGAATCAGCCTTTTTTCATAACCAAATGGAACTACTCAGCTATGAAGAAGCAGACATAGAAAAGTATATCTTTGTGGCCGTCTTAGACAAGCGTACATCACGGATTTGTCAGGAGCATGACAATCAGGTCTATGATAGGGACAAGGCTGTCCCTGGCGTCAATTGTCCACCTATGCATCCGTGGTGCAGGTCTACTACTGTCGGATACGATGAGGACGCAGACTACAGCAAGTTGAAGCGCAGAGCAAGGAATCCAGAGACAGGTAAAGTTGAGTACGTGCCTGCCGATATGACTTATAAAGAGTGGTATAGCAAGTATGTTGCGAAAGACGGGGAAAAGGTGTATAATCAAGATACAAGAGAAGCCAAGGCGAAATTTTATAGCGAACAACTATTGTCCAAAATTTCAGGAGTTGAGCCAAAAATTACAAGTGATATGCAACGTATCGCAGGAGAAAACAAATTGGCAGGTCTTGAATTTAGGAAGAAAACAGTTGAGTCATTATCACGTAAAATTATTGCAGATAGCCTAGTTGAAAATATAAGTTTGTCAAAAGCCGTGAGTAAGATTAATGACGCCTTAAGGTACACAACTATTTTCGATTCCGATACTTTTACAGAAGAGTATTTGAAGATGAAACAGAAGCTTATCGCAGAAGGTTATAAAATTGTAAAAGTAAAAAACACTTGGCTAGTAGATGGACCATACAAAGGTGTGAATACAGTCGTTGAAAAAGATGGTATCAACTTTGAAATGCAGTATCATACTCAGGAAAGTTTCGACTTAAAAAATGGTTCATTACATGAACTCTATGAGAAGTATCGTGATACGAATACATCTGATCTAGAACGCATGAAATTATTTAAGGAAATGCTTGATTTAAGCAATGGGCTTGAGATTCCTAAAAATATAGAGAGGGTGAAGTGATATGAAAGATATTAAATACTACCGCACAACGACGAACAATGCTCAAGTACTTCGTTTGATTGATGGTGTCATGCAAGTTTTTGACATTGAAAAAAAGTGGGTTAATAGCATGGATTGGTTTAATAAAATCTTTTTTAATGACTTTACGGATTTTGAAGAAATTTCAGAAAATGATGCATTTACTTATATTGACAGGATGGTAGCGGCATGATTGATATTGCCTTGGCTATCGCTAAAAAAGCACATGCAGGGCAGGTAGATAAAGCGGGTGTTGATTACATACAGCATCCTCTCTATGTGGCCAGTCAAGTCAACACTGAACAAGAAAAAGCTGTCGCTCTTTTACATGATGTGATTGAGGATAGCGATATAACTGCTGCCGATTTATTCGCGTCTGGCTTGTCAAATGAAGTTGTTACAGCGGTACAAATTTTGACAAAGAAAAAAGGTCAAAGTTATCAAGAATATCTTGGGAAAGTAAAATCAAATAATTTAGCAAGAGTTGTAAAACTTGCAGATTTGAAACATAACTCAGATTTATCACGTTTGAAATCTGTTACCAATACAGACTACGAGCGTGTTAAAAAATATAAAAATGCAATTTATTACTTAAGCACCTAGAGAAATCTAAGTGCTTTTTTCGTGCTCAGAAAGGAGAATCTGATGAATAAGTACAAAAAGTTGATAGAATTGATTGAAAATAACGGTCTTGAGATACAATCTAAGAAATGTTATGATCCACAGAGTGCTTGGCATGGTGAGGAGTTATGGATTGTTGATAAGAAAAAACAAAATAAAATTTTTGATTTATCAGGTAACGGTTACTGTTTTCATGACGCTAAAGTTGAGGAAGCCATTGAAGAAGTTGAGAAGTATCTATTATTGAAAAAGATGGATACGTTTGATGATTTCAAAAAATGGGTGGAAAAGAATGCTAAGCCTAAAAAATGATGCTTAGAAAGGAGTAAAGACATGTTTATATGGGATTGGGTATCAATCGCCTTTGGGTGGTTGGTATTTTTGTTGTTAATATTTATTATTATGGCCGTAATCAGCGGAATAATTAAAGGTGTAAAGAAAGGAACAGAAAAATGGAAGAATGGAAAGAAAGATTTAAAAAAGAATACTACGAATTGAAAGAACGATTCCAGAAGTTAGATATGATGATTGGGAAATACGAAAAAGGGCAACTAGAGTTTGAATCTAAATGTCCGATTGATTTGTTAAAAGGTCAGCGTTCAACCATGTGGAATTATTTAAGAATTCTAGAACAACGTGCAAAAATTGAAGAAATTAAACTATAAAAATTAACCGCATCGAAATCGAGGCGGTTTTCTTATGCTCTAACCGTATGGAATCCCGTACGGTTTTTATATTGTCCAAACTGTGCCGATGACATTAAAAGCTGTACTGTTCCGTCGCCGGACGTAAAGCGAGATTATCGAGTGGCGACGTAATCGCTGGAGGACAATTATGTCAGAAGAAATCAATGCAACTGTATCTACTGAATCAACTGAGACTGTCGACACTCAAGAAAATGTTGATACAGTGCAGGAAGAAAAGCACGAACGAACTTTCACTCGTGCTGAAATCGGTAAGATGCTATCTGCCGAGCGCTCTAAATGGGAAGCTGAGCAAGAAGCCAAGGAAAACGAAGCTAAGAAGCTTGCTAAGATGAACGCTGATGAAAAACAGAAATATCAGTTGGATCAGCGTGAGCAAGAACTAGCTGACCGTGAAAAGGCTATTGCTCGTAAGGAATTGACCGCAGAGGCTAAAGCAATGCTAAGTGAACGTGACTTACCTGTTGAGTTAGTAAATGTAGTCGATTTGACAAACGCAGAGACGGTATCTGAATCTATCACCTCTATCCAAAAAGCATGGGAAGAGTCAGTTCAGAAGGGAGTCTCTGAACGTATGAAAGGTAGTGCACCTATCAAAAATGCACAAACAGTCCAGCAAGAAGTCACGGAAAAATGGCGTAAAGACTTCTTGTAATAAAAGAAAAGAGGAAAAATAAATGGCATTTGAAGAATTAAACACAGCAGAATCACGCAAGAAACATCTTGGGATTATTGAGGATGTACTTGCAGTAAATTCATATTCAACACCACTTGTGACATCAAGCGATGCAGTAACCTTGCAAGGTCGCTCTTTTACAGTAGCAACTGGTAACACAACAGAGTTGAAAGACTACAAACGTAACAAAGACAACGAATTTGATCACGTTGAAGTTGAAGAAAAGGTTTATACCCTTGATGAAGAAAAATACTGGGGTCGTTTCGTAGATCAATTGGACGAACGTGACTCTAATGGTCAAGTGAATATCAATTATGTTATTGCCCGTCAGGCTGCAGAAGTAGTCGCTCCATATCTTGATGAACTACGTTTTGGTGCAGCACTTGGAAACGTAAGTGACAATGTTGCCATGGGTAAAACAGCAGGAGCGAACAACGCTTATAATGCGGTTCTTGATGTGTCTGAGAAACTTGATGAGCTTGGAATTACAAAAGAACGCTTGCTCTTCGTCACTCCAAGTTTCTACAAAGCGATCAAGTCTGAAATCGTTCGTCTACCACATGGTGACGCAGATAAGAAAGTCCTTGGAAAAGGATATGTTGGTGAATTGGATGATTACACAGTCTATAAGGTTCCTTCTAAATTCCTGAAAGGTGTTAATGCCCTTGCTACTGCTCCAGGTGTTGTTACATCTCCAGTACAAGTAGATAATACTAAGTACAACGATAACATTCCAGGGCGATTTGGCGAATTGGTAGAGCAATTGCTTTACACTGGTGCATTTGTTCTTGAACACTTCAAGAAATACATCATCACAATTGCAGATTCTAAGCCTGCTGCTAAAAAATCAGCCCAAGGCAAGACAGTGAACCGTGCTAAAGCGTGGAAGACTGGAACAGCCTATAAAGAAGGTGATACAGTAACGCATGAAGATAAAGTCTATGTTGCTATCAAAGACATCACTAGCTCAACCAATGCACCAGGCTCTGACTCAGCTAACTGGAAAGAAAAAACTGGTAAGAAATAGGTCTTAGTTATGAAATTTAAAATCAAACAAGATTTCTATGATTGGGAATCAAATGTGAAACGACTGGTAGGGGAGGAGCTTGAGATTACTGAGGAACGATATGCCGATCTGGCTGACAATTTTGCCAGTAATGGTGTCGCTATCTCAGACGTTCTTGAGGAAGCCCTCCCTGAACCTGAGTTTTTAGAAGAGGATTGATATGTCTATAGAGTTGCTGAAGAAATTAACAGGCGAAGAAGATACTCAGCTTCTCATGTTGCTCCAAACAAGAGCTACAAATCTTATCTTGTCAGAGACTCATCGCACATCTTTGACACCTGCTTTAAGTCTTTTGATACCTGAGGTTGCTATCGAGCTCCACAACCGCTCAGGAGCGGAAGGAGAGCATTCTAGAACCGAGGGTGGTATAGCAGTAGTGTACGGAGAAAACGGCCTGTCTACGGGTCTTTTACAGCGTATACGCATGCACAGATTAGCAAGGGTGGCAGGCCATGTTTTTGAAGCAGAGTAGACTGAAACCTTATCCGATGCGACGGTTTGAAAAGACTGTCACAGAGGAAGGTGTCGCAAAAGAAGGGTATGTCAAGGAAGCTGAGACAGTCCGTCTTGAATTGTGGCCAGCTAGTAGCAAGTTGCAATCTGAATTGTATGGTGAGCGTGTCAATGATATTTTGAATGCCAATGCCAACAAATCAGCTACTATCAAAGTGAAAGATGGTGTGTGTATCGATAGCCAGACAGAAGTGACTCATAAGGTCATTTCTAAAAGGGTCTACACACATCATCAAGTTTTGGAGTTAGAGCGTGTCAGAGCTACTAGGGGCAGATAGGCTTATAGCTAAATGTAGACGATTGGCTAGTAAAAAAACTGGCGAGGATATCGTCTTACGTGCGGTACACAATGCTACTATAAAGGTTGTCCAAGCAGATGCAAGAAGACTCGCACCAGCGAGAGATGGAGAGCTTATAACTAGTATCAAAACTAGGGCAAAAATGGACGGAGATAAGGCTATAGGCGAGGTTTACACCAACCTAAAATACGCTCCTTACGTTGAGTTTGGAACAGGACCAATAGGACAAGCTAACCATTCGGGTATCTCTCCAGAGGTCAGCGTGACTTACAAGTCTAATCCTTGGTATGTGCATGAAGACCAAATCAATGTAGGACCTTACCACTTTCAAAAGATTGGGGAGTTCTACAAGATGTATGGTCAACCTGCCCAGCCTTATCTTTATCCAGCTTTGAGAGACAATCAAGAGCGTGTGTCTAAGAATATTTCGAATTATGTCCGTAGAAAGATAAGAGAACAAATAAAATGATTAATATCAAGCCTGTTATTTATAAAGAATTGCAAAAGGTCGCAGATAATGTGACTGATACTTATCCTAGCGATTGGGAGACTTTCCCAGTCGTTATTTTTTTAGAAGAACAAAACAAGCCGGGTGATTGGTTTGATGACCAGGAACAAAAATCCTCTATCCGCTACAAGGTGGATATCTTTGATGATACCAGCACTAGTGAGTTAGCTGTTAAAATCAATCAGATTTTTGAGTCTTTAGGTTTGCGAAGAACCGACTGCCAAGACGTGCCAGACCCGTCTCATTTGAGACATAAGGTCATGCGTTTTGAAGGTGTCGTTGATTTAGACTCAGAGCTTGTTTTTCAATTTAGAATGGAGAATTAAACATGTTAGCAAATGGAATTAAATTGGCCTTTAGTGAAACGAAAGGCAATTATCAGAATCTTGTAGGGCTTAAGGAAGTACCTGAATTTGGTATCGAACCCGAAAAAGTAGAGAATACTACCCTTGCAGATACAGTGAAGAAGTACGAGTTTGGTATCGGGGACGCAGGAGAACTTGAGTACAAGTTCGCTTATAATAATTCAAGCGCAACAGCTCCTTACCGTGTATTACGTAAGGCAGCAGATGGTAAGAAAAAACTTTACTTTGAGCAAACATATCCAGATGGTACTAAGGTCACTTTTGAAGGTCAAGTATCTGTTAAGCTTGGCGGTGGCGGTGTCAATGCCGTTATCGAGTTCACACTTAAGATTGCTTTGCAGTCTAATCTTACATTTACTGATGGTGTTGGAGGTTAATTAAATGGCGTTAAAATACACAACTTGGAAAGTTACTGACGAAAAAGAGTTGAAGCTACGTTTGACATCTCATCAAGCTGCAACTGTGGAAGAAAAAATCGGCATGAACTTGCTGAAGATTTTCATGCCTGAAGCTGGCGAAGAGTTCACTTTACCGCCTTTGAAAGTTATGTTGTTGTTAGTTCACGGCGCCTTGCAGCAGTATGAACATGGGTATTCCTTTGAAGATGTCTACGACCTATACGATGAATACGTGGATAACGGCGGAGACCAAACGACATTCATGACAGAGGTGTTGATGCCGCTATTTGAAGTATCGGGTTTTACTCCACGAGGAAGCAAGGACAAGAAAACTTCCAAGAAGAAAATGACAGTAGTCGAGTAATCTTAACGGTAACGCAGATTATTGAGAGGCTTTATCCTATGTTTTTAGACATCGGGGGCAAGCCTCTTGATTTTTGGGATTTGACGGTGCTTGAAATCAGGGAAATGATAGAAAGCTACAACCGTGTCAAAATCCAAGAGCGTAAAGAGAAGATTATTGACTCGTACATACTTTCGCGAATGATAACTAATCATGTTTCCTTATTACTGTCCAATGACGCTAAGATTGTTGAGCTTTGGGAATATGCGCCTGAGTTGTTTGTAGAAGAACAGCAAGCAGTAGAACAGGAACGACAGAGACAAGCGCTTTTGTTGCATAAGGAACGGATGCGTGATTTTGCAGAGAGACATAATCGAAAAAGGAAGGAGGAAGTAAATGGCAACTCTTGATGAATTGAAGGTCATGATTGACGCTGAGATAGCGCCTTTCAGGAAAAAGATGAAAGAAGTCGAGAATCAGGTCAAAGGAACATCTGACCAAGTGAAAAATGCCACTGCCAAAGTTCGTGAACAGTCGAACTCAATCGGTAGTGCGTTTGGTAAGCTGGCTAAGTTTGCTGGTTTTGCAATCCTTGGTAAGAAATTACTTGATGTTGGAATGTATTCAACGCAGACAGCTCTTGAAGTGTCAGCGTCTATGAACCAAATCAAGCGACAGATGGGCGAGAGTTCGCAATCTTTCTTGAAATGGGTTAACGATAACGCCAACGCTATGAATATGGGGGTGGGTGAGGCTACTAACTACGGTGCGGTCTACTCAAACTTATTTTCTGGGTTTATCAAAGATACCAACAAGCTAAGCGCCTATACCGCTAAGATGTTGCAGACATCGGCAGTGGTTGCTGAAGGTTCAGGGCGCACGATTACAGACGTTATGGAGCGGATTCGCTCAGGTTTGCTAGGGAACACCGAAGCAATTGAGGACCTAGGAATCAACGTCAATGTGGCTATGATTGAGTCTACTGAAGCCTTTAAGAAGTTCGCAAACGGACAGAGCTGGCAACAGTTGGATTACCAAACCCAGCAACAAATCCGTCTTATGGCTATCCTGGAGCAAGCTACAGCCAAGTATGGAGATACCTTGTCTAATTCTGTAAATGGTCGTATCAGCCTGTTTAAGTCGCTAATGAAGGACGCAGCATTGAACCTTGGTAACTCTATGTTACCGATTATCAATGCCATTATGCCTGTCTTGAACTCTTTTGCTATGGTTTTGAAGAACGTTACTGCTAAACTCGCTGAGTTTATTGCTTTGATGTTCAACAAGAAAGCAACAGTGAAAGATGGTGTTGGTGGAGCAGTTGGAGACATGGGTAACGCCATGAAGGATGCTGCAGGCGGAGCAGGAGACCTTGCTGATGCAGTAGACGACGCTGGAGATTCAGCAGGAGGACTTGCTGACAATCTTGGAGACTCCGCCAAAAACGCTAAGAAGGCCGCTAAAGAGTTGCTAGGTCTTTTGGGATTTGATGAGATTAACATCTTGCAAAAACCAAAAGATGACGACGCAGGCGGTTCTGGAGGCGGTGGCAAAGGTGGTAAAGGAAAGGGAGGCGGTGGCGGACCTTTCAAAGACATCTTGCCAGAAGTCGAGTTGACCGACATGGACAACAAATTCAAGAGCATTTTTGATGGTCTTGGAGATAAGCTCAAAGGGTTGTTTGACCTCTTCAAGAAAGGTTTTGATGCAGCATTTAGACCAGAAGGTATAGAACGCATTAAGACTGCCTTAGACCAAATAGCTAAGACAATGGGAGAAATCGCCACTGACCCAAGGGTTGTGAATGCCTTTAACCGAATGGCTGAGAAAATTGCTTATGCTTTAGGGCAAGTGACAGGCTCAATAACCACTATCGGGCTAGGTATCGGTGTTTTCCTTGCCGAAAGTATTGCAAATGGCCTTGGAAGGCAAAAAGAACGCATTATCAGGGCGCTAGTCGCTTTGTTTGATAATGTTGGTAACCTTTCCGAGGCAGTAGGAAACATAGCTCAGGACTTTTCTAGTGCTTTCTACGACGTCATTACCTCAACTGGTGCGGTTCGTATCGGTAGCGCTATTGTGTCAACTCTGTTGAGTTTGACATCTACCATTGTTGAAGTTGGTAGTAAATTAGCAGGAAGTTTGTTTAAAGGTTTTGAAAAAGTCGTTGTGACAAGCGCTCCTAAAATTTCATCAGTCTTCCAAAGTTTATTAGATACTGTTGCGCCTGTATTTGAGAGCATTGAAAGGTCTGTTAACAAATTTGGCGATGGCTTAAGTCGTGTTTATGATGAACATGTAGTCCCTGCTATTAACTCTATTGCTAATGCTTTTAATGGGCTAATTGACATTATTCAGATTCTCTGGGAGAATTCCTGGCAACCTTTTGCTGAGTTTTTATCAGGAGTATTCGGTGTTAGTATTGAAGGAATTTCAGATTTATTAGGAGGTGGCCTTTTAGCCACTTTGGGACTATTGGCGGATGCTATTAAGTTAGTGGCAGATGGTTTCACCGTTTTTTCTGACTGGTGTAAAGAAAACAAAGAACCTATCGTAGCTTTGATAACAACTTGGCAAACGATTAATTTCTTATCATGGGCAGAACAAGCTGGAGGACTTGCAGGAGCATTCAGCTTGTTAGGTAGTAAGGTCTCTTTGATTGTTGGAGGGATTAAGAATCTAGGTCTTGCTATTAAAGCATTGACATTTGATAAGTTGGTCAGTTTTGGTGAAACAATCTATTTGAACACCTTATATGCAAAAGATTTTGTGGTCAATTCAGGTAAAACAATTGCACAGCTAGGAAAAACTGCTTTAGAACTTGGTAAATCAGCTCTAGCATGGACTGCTCATGCAGCGAAAATGGGATTAGCAACCGCGGCGAAATTTGCACATTCTGTTGCAACAGGAGTCGCTACAGCTGCAACATGGGCTTTTAATGCAGCGTTAGCAGTTTTGACAAGTCCAATAACATGGATTATTGCAGCAATCGCAGCCTTAATTGCTATCGGTGTTTTGCTCTATCAAAACTGGGACACTGTTGTTGAGTTTGCTAAAACTGCATGGCAAGGACTATGTGATTTTATCAGTGGTATTTGTCAAGCGATTGGCGAATTTTTCAGCGGTCTATGGACGAAACTACAAGAAATCTTTGAGCCGATAGGTCAATGGTTTGGCGAGAAATTCCAGCAAGCATGGGACGCCATTGTAAACATATTCTCTGGCATCGGAGAGTGGTTCTCTGGTGTATTCCAAGGTGCATGGGACGCTATCGTTAATATCTTCACACCAATCGGCTCATGGTTCGGACAACGTTGGGCAGATGTGACTAGTGCGTTGGCTAATATCGGAGCATGGTTTACTGACATGTTCCAAAAAGCATGGACTGGCTTAACAAACATCTTTAGCAAACTAGGTTCATGGTTTGGCGAGAGATGGGCAGATGTGACTAATGCGTTATCCAGTGTTTCAAACTGGTTTGGTGAGATGTTCACTAATGCTTACAACGCAGTAAAAGATGCTTTTAGTTCTATTGGCGACTTCTTTAAAGGCGTTTGGGATACTGTCAAAAGTATCTTCGTTAATGCTGGTCAGATGGTCGGAGAGGCAGTAGGTGGAGCGTTTAAGAGTGCGGTTAATGCGGTTCTTGGAACGATTGAAAATGTAGTCAATGGCTTCATCGGAATGATTAATGGAGTTTTAGGCGTTGTCAGAAACTTACCTGGTCTAGGATGGGTTGGTAGTGTAAGCACAGTTAGCCTCCCTCGTCTTGCCCGTGGTGGTATCGTCGATAGTCCAACAATCGCCATGATTGGTGAAGCTGGTAAAGAGGCGGTCGTACCACTTGAAAATACAGGATTTATCCAAACACTTGGACGAGTAGTCAGCAGTGCGGTAGTAAATGCCATGGCTGGTGTTAGTCCACAAGGTGGATTCTCTGGCGACGGCGACATCGTTATCCAAATCGCAGGCCATGAGTTCGGACGGGTAGCCATCCAAGAAATAAACAAGGAACATGAACGAGCAGGTCAAACCTTGCTCAAGATTTAGGAGGTTAAATGGCACAATTGACAATCAATGGGGTGGCTGTGAAGCCTCCCAAATATTTTCAAGTCGGTATTCAAGATATCGATGGAGAGACAGGGCGTAATGCCAATGGCGACATGATGCGTGACCGTATCACGACCAAACGCAAACTAGACTGTGAATGGGGTATGATGACTCAGGGAGAATTAAGTCAGCTTTTACATGCTGTATCATCTGAATTTTTTGAGGTATCTTATCCAGACCCCATGGATGGCCAAGTCACAAAGACTTTCTATGTCGGTGATAGGACAGCTCCTAGCTATACCTTTACTGAGAAGTTTAAACCTTGGTCTGGCGCTAAATTTAATCTGGTAGAGAGGTAAGAAAATGGACGCTTTAACTAGACGACAATTTGACAGAGCCATGTTTGCCAAGGAAAGGACGCTGGCTATTCGTGTTGGTGATTATGCTTCACGGGATATCAAAGAGGCTAGTTTTGAGTATGGCTACATTAAGGGCGATACTTATAAGCCTGGTGGAACCTGCGCTGGTAGCGGTAAAATTACCTTTACCAGTATCATTACCACGTTCAATAAGCTGGATACCCTGCACCCTGAGATTGGTCTACTGGTTGGGGATACCTACCAGTGGGTCAAGATGGGGGAATACTTCATCAACGATATTGAGATTGACCGAAACCGAAACACTACCACACTTGAACTTATGGATGGTATGTTTAAGCTCAATCGTGAGTATGTGACAGATTTGCATTTCCCAGCTGAAGTACGAGAGGTTATTCAGGAAATCTGCCTGAAAACAGGCATTGAGTTAGCGAATGACTATTTCGGAATCAGCGCGATGCGTTATCATATTGAGCAAGTTCCTGAGGGCAAGAAACTTTCCTTTAGGGATATGCTGAGCGCTATGACTCAGATGATTGGGATGTCTTGTTTCTTCAACAGAGAAGGCAAGATGGAAATCCGTGATTTGACTGAGTCCAATATCACGATCAACGCTGACAGTTACTTCTTGCATGGCTTGACCAAGAGTGAGATTGAGTATCAGATAGCTGGTATCACTTGTAAGACGGACAAGAAGTCTCTGACAGTCGGTATGAAGACAGGTCGGTCTTTGGAACTGGACAATGTCTTTATGACTCAGAGCGCTTTAAATGACTTGTATTACAAACTGAAAAACCTAACTTACTATCCGTATAATCTCAACTACCAAGGACATTTGTTACTTGAGGTTGGGCAGTGGGTAACCATTCAGACCAACAAGAAAGAGACTTTTAAAGTTCCTGTCTTAAGTCAGAGCTTTATCTTTAAAGGTGGTCTGAGAGGTCGTATCAGTGCAGATAGTAAGGCTGGAAACGATACCCAGTATTCGTACGAGGGAACGATTACCAAGCAGATAAAGCAACAAGATGGCATTGAAGCAAAAATCCAAGCGCAGATTGAAGCAGCAGATAAAGATTTTGACCAAAAGGTCGACAAAATCAAAAAAGACTTTAACGATCAAGTAGAATTGGCCAAAGCCAGAGCTGAAGAAGTCAAGAGAGAACTGTCTGACACTATCAATCAGCGATTTAATAGCTTTGACAACGGGCCATTGAAAGAAACTAAGCACAAGGCTGAGGAAGCTTTGCGAAATGCTGGCGCAAGTACCCTGCTTGCACAGGAAGCTAAGCGGATTGGGCTGGATTCTGTTGCTAGACTTGAAGCGTTTAAGTCGCAGACTACGAGCGCACAAACGGCTCTGTCGGGTGACTTGGACGCTCTGAAACGGACTATCGCGAATGATATTCGACCGAAGCAAGCACAGGCTGAAACTGAGATTGCCAAGCAAGCTGAAGCACTTAGCCGGACTAAAAATGAACTGGATGGCGCAAGTACCCTGCTTGCACAGGAAGCTAAGCGGATTGGGCTGGATTCTGTTGCTAGACTTGAAGCGTTTAAGTCGCAGACTACGAGCGCACAAACGGCTCTGTCGGGTGACTTGGACGCTCTGAAACGGACTATCGCGAATGATATTCGACCGAAGCAAGCACAGGCTGAAGCTGAGATTGCCAAGCAAGTTGAAGCACTTAGCCGGACTAAGAATGAACTGGCTGGCGTGAAGTCAGCGCAAGCGACGTATGAGGAGACGACGACTCGTAGACTGTCAGAACTGACCAACTTGGCCAATGGTAAAGCCAGCAAGTCAGAACTCACGCAGACAGCTGAGGAGCTAGCTAGTCGGATTGCGAGTGTGCAGGCAGGTAGTTCACGGAATTACTTCAGGAATTCACGTTCAAGAACGTTCACAACAGGAGGTCAAGCGGTATACGACTATCGAACATTCATAGTTCCTGATTTCTGGAAGAACAGTGACAGGTTCAAGCGTGATTATGTTCGCATATCTTTTGATGTGACTTTCCCTGTCGCCCTAGTAAATGACATGCCTGCTATGGTGCATTTTAGTGCTCATCCATGGTATGCCTACAGAAACTTAATTTTTAAAGGTGGAACTGTCGAACGCCAACATTTTGAGTTTACGATTGACTTGTCTAGTTCTTCTGAGACCTATCAGACTAATAATGTGTTCATTCGTTTTGGCACTAATTATGGATTTCCTGCTGGTCTGCAGGTCGTCATTGAGAACGCTATGTTATCGGTTGGTAATTATTTTCCAGCCTATCAACCAGCGTATGAAGACCAAGACGAACGTGTCTCAGCGGTCGAATCCAACTTTAAACAGCGTGCTGATTCACTTGACGCTGGTGTAAGCCGTCTGACTGAAGGCCTTAGAACCAAAGTGGATATCAGCGCACTCAATGTGACTGCTGAGAATATCCGGCAATCTGTGAAGAGCCTTGAGACAGATACGCAGAACAAGCTAAATCAGAAGTTGAGTCAGGCTGAATTTGAGGTGCGAGCCGGCTCTATCCGTCAGGAAATCCTGAACGCAACCAAGGATAAAGCCAGCAAGTCAGAACTCACGCAGACAGCTGAGGAGCTAGCTAGTCGGATTGCGAGTGTGCACTTAGGGCGCAGAAATCTGCTGAAAGGCACAAAAGAGCTTGCGAGATACAAGCCGGTTAGTGAATATAATGGTTTTAAAGTTATCAGAACAGTCGCAGGAGCAACTAGATATCAGGATAGCTATGTGGAAAGAACCGTTATACCAACGGCTGGGACAGAGTATATAGCTATCTTTTATGCACGAGCCAGTGAAAATGACTATCCTGTGCGCTGTCATTTTTACAATCCTAACACGGTTGTATCATCAGAAAACAGCAGCGGATATAAGTCAAGGTCGTCAGATGGCTTGTCTATTATCCGTCTCTCGACAGACTGGCAGTTGTGCTGGGTTAAATGGACCCAAACCGCAACAGATCAAGCCAAGACGGTCATCATTGGCCGCCATGGCCCTCAAGTAGGCGGTAAAGAGGGGGTATGGGTTGAAATCTGCGCCCCTGCCATTTTTGAGGGAAATCTTGCAGGTGACTGGTCACTAGCATACGAAGACCAAGACGAACGTGTCTCAGCGGTCGAATCCAACTTTAAACAGCGTGCTGATTCACTTGACGCTGGTGTAAGCCGTCTGACTGAAGGGCTTAGAACCAAAGCGGATATCAGCGCACTCAACGTGACTGCTGAAAATATTAGGCAGTCGGTGAAGAGTCTTGAGACAGACACGCAGAACAAGCTAAATCAGAAGTTGAGTCAGGCTGAATTTGAGGTGCGAGCCGGCTCTATCCGTCAGGAAATCCTGAACGCAACCAAGGACAAGGCAGATAAGACTTTAGTTGTATCTGAAGCTGGGAAATTGCGTGAAGAATTTTCAAAAATGAAGGTGGGAGGACGGAATCTATGGATAAAATCCAAGACGGTTGGAGCTGTAATTGAAAAATTACCTGAAAACCACGTCACAGGTCAAAAAGAATGCTATAGGCTAGAGAACAACTCTACTTTAACGTTCAACCTTGAACCAGATTTCAGCTCAAGGTTGTATCAAAAAGTTACTTTTAGCGCTTGGATCAAGTACGAAAATGTAGTTCAAGGTCGAAATTTTTGGAATGTATTTAATTGCTTCAAACATTATCTTTTTAGAAAAAATAGTGAGACCGGAGTACAGAGTGGTCCAGATTATGCTACGCTTGGTATGTATAAAGGTTCGGCAGATTGGAAATATATTACATTCACTTATGACTACTCTGAAAAAACAAATTTTGATCAATTGAAGACATCATTGCGATTCAATCTTGAAGGTGCTACAAGCGGTACAGCTTGGGTAACAGGAATCAAGGTTGAAATCGGTAGTGTGGCGACGGACTGGAGTCCTGCGCCTGAGGACGCTGATGGTCTCATCACTGAGGCTAAGGCTACCTTTGAGCGGACAGCTCAGGGCTTGCGAACCGATTTATCAGCTATTCAGGAATATGTAAATAAAAACGGTCAGCGACAGGAAGCCCTACAGCGCTATACTCGTGAGGAGAGCACGAGACAAGCGACAGCAGTCCGTGAGCTGGTCAATCGTGATTTCGTTGGTAAGGCTACTTATCAAGAAGATGTTAAGGGTATCAATCAAAGGATTGAAGCTGTTAAAACTAGTGCGAATAAAGACATCGCTAGTCAAATCGCTAGCTATCGTCAATCTGTAGATGGTAAGTTCACGGATATTTCAAGTCAGATAACTACTTATAAGCAAGATGTGGGCGGTCAAATCAGTGGTCTATCAAATAGACTTACAAGCAGTGAGCAAGGAACCACTACTCAGATTTCAAATATTTCAAATCGGATAAACAGTAATAAACAAGGCGCAGATAATCAGATTTCAAATTTAAAGACTCAGGTCGCTACAAACAAGGATAATGCTGAACGACAAATGGGTAGAATATCTGATCAGGTTTCTGCAAACAAAGCGAATGCTGATAGTCAATTTGCGAATGTGACCAATCAACTAGCGCGAAAAGTAGAGACTACTGACTTCCAGCGTGTTAAGGAAACCAGTAAACTTTACGAGCGGATTTTGGGCAATACTGAAAATGGAATTGCGGATAAGGTTGCTCGCATGGCTCTGACCAATCAACTGTTTCAGGTTGAGGTTGGGAAATATAGTGTAAGCGGCCCTAACCTCATTAAGAATAGTGATTTTAAAAATGCTACGAATGAATGGGGCTCAACTCAAAATTTAGGAAGATTGGTTAAGCATAGCTTTTATCACAACGGGCAGAAAGACCTTATGCGTTTAAGTAATGCAACTAAAAACGAAAACTTTTTGTATAGTCACCGTTTTAATCTTGAACGAAATACTGACTATGTACTGAATTTTAGAGGATTTAACAACAGTGCTCTCGCAAGCTATGATGTTTATATTTTGGGACGAAGAGCAGGCGAGAGCGATGGATTCACAATCGTTAAGAAAGTTGTTAGCAGCAAGAAACTATCTACCTCTAGATGCGAAGATGTCTCAGTAACTTTTAATTCCGGAGAAATGGATAATGCTTACATTCGTTTTGATAACAATGGCTCATCATCAGGAACAGCTGATTTGTATATTACAGAAGTTGACTTGTACAAAGGTTATAAACCTAGAACATGGCAACCACATCCAGAAGATGCAGTCGCAGATGCGAATAAGAAGCTTGAAGCCACGCAAACAAAAATGACTCAACTAGCTGGCTCATGGGCAGTTCAAAACATCAACTCGGCTGGAGATATCATCTCTGGAATCAATCTTGGCGCCAATGGACATAACCGCTTTGTTGGGAAATTGACCCACATCACTGGAGAGACCCTGATTGACAGAGCAGTCATCAAGTCTGCCATGGTTGATAAGCTGAAAACGGGCAATTTTGAAGCTGGTTCGGTCACGACTACGATATTAGACGCTGAAGCGGTAACTGCTGAGAAGTTGAAAGTTGACGATGCGCTTATTAAAAAATTAACTGCAACTGATGCTTTTATTGACCAACTGATATCTAAACGTATCTTCTCTATTAAGGTTGAGTCCGTCATTTCTAGCTCAACCTTCCTAGAAGCCTATCAAGGCCGAATCGGTGGATTCACACTTGGTCAATTTGACCAGGGTGGCGGTCGCTGGATTTCGGGTGTTAATCAGTTTTCTGTTGGCATGGGGAATGGCGCTGGTTATGGAGTCCGGACAGCCTTCTGGGCGAACTGGGGAAATAATTGGAACTATGCCGGACCTAAAGCATGGAACGTCAATACTGATGGGAAAATGTACTGTAGGAATGAAGTCGGTTTTTATGATCAAGTGGATTTTTCGAATTCATCGAGAGCAAACTTCTATGGGAATACTACTTTTTCTCGTTCTCCTGTGTTTTCAAATGGTATCGAACTTGGAAGTAAAGATGTGCTTGGTGATGGTTGGAATCCCAAAGGCGGAAGGAATGCGGTTGTTTGGTGGAATCAGGTCGGTAGCGGTAGCGTGAAGTATTGGATGGAACAAAAATCAGACAGACGCTTAAAAGAGAACATCACAGATACAGCTGTGAAAGCCTTGGATAAAATCAACAGATTAAGAATGGTTGCATTTGATTTCATCGAAAATAAGAAACATGAGGAGATTGGTCTAATAGCTCAAGAGGCTGAAACCATCGTTCCAAGAATTGTCTCACGAGATCCTGAGAATCCAGATGGCTATCTGCATATTGACTATACCGCTTTAGTTCCTTACTTAATCAAGGCTATTCAAGAATTAAATCAAAAAATAGAAAAAATGGAGAAAACAATAGCATGAATAACAACATGTTGACCAATATCGCACTTAAAGCAATTCAGGAGTTTGCTCTTGAAAATAGAAAACGAACACACAGATTGGAGAACTTAGAAAATGAACACAGAACAGCTTAACCAAGCCTTACAAATGACAATTCGTGAAATGTCAACAACTTCAACAGATTCGATGATTGCAAGTAATTTCTTGAGTATTCAGTTAAATGAGCAAAGGGAAGAGAATCAAAGACTTCAAGCACGAGTGGATGAGCTGGAAGCTCTGCTTGATGAACAAACTAAACCAGCAGACAAAGGAGAATAGACATGGCAGAAACAATTCAAAACACAGATAACTTACTAGACCTTACAAAAATCACAGAACCATTTGATCTTGCGAGCGCTTTGCGCTACATGAAAGAAAATGGAGAGTTCATTCGTTGCAAGAATGTAAGCGATGACTTCTATATGTATCGTGATGTTCAAAAACGTCCTGTGATCGTAAATGGCCGTCGCCAACTCAAGGATGTTGAAACCGTTTGGGCGTTCAACCAGTGGGGTGGTACAATCGCAACAATCAACGTCGCCGTTCTGTTGAATCATGAATTCTATATCATGAAATTTGATGCAGAGGGCAATCCTGACTGGACGGTTCCAACGGTAGAACCTAAAGAATAGGAGGTTGTATGCCAATTGAAGAAGCTGAAAAAATCGCTCAAAGTCAGGTAGCTTGGGCGATTTTGTTTATCTTGCTTTTTTTTATTATCATTCGATATCTTATCAAGACTTCGGACAAGCGAGAGAAGAAGATTATGGATTTGCACGAGCAATCAAAGGCCGACTCTAATAGACGAGAAGAGCGTTTGATGACTCACCTAGAAAAGACCACTACAGAATTAACCACAATCACTCACACGGTCGGAGACATTCAAAAAGAAATGGTTCGCATGAACGACCGCATGGAAGAAATCGAAAAAGGAGAATAACAAATGCAACAAATTACTGAAATCATTACTAATGGAGCAATCAGCATCCTAGTCGTTTTGGCAGGGGTTGTAGTTAGGGCAGTCAAGGACTACCTGGTTCAAAAAGGTGGAGAAAAGACCATCAAAATCGTTGAAATCTTGGCCAAAAATGCAGTAAATGCCGTGGAGCAGGTAGCTGCTGAAACTGGCTACAAGGGAGATGAAAAACTGGAGCAGGCTCGCGCTAAAGTCCGTGCTGAGCTTACAAAATACAATATCAGTATGACGGACAAGGACTTAGACACCTTTGTGGAGTCAGCCGTGAAGCAGATGAACGACGCTTGGAAAGGACAAGAGTAATGGATATCGATAGAAACAGACTACGAACAGGCTTGCCACAGGTTGGGGTGCAGCCTTATCGACAAGTACACGCCCACTCAACAGGCAACCGTAACTCAACAGCTCAAAATGAGGCTGATTACCACTATAGAAAGGACCCTGAACTAGGGTTCTTTTCACATGTTGTCGGAAATGGCCGTGTCATGCAAGTAGGTCCTGTGAACAACGGAAGTTGGGATGTTGGGGGCGGTTGGAATACTGAGAGTTACGCAGCGGTTGAACTGATTGAAAGCCATTCAACTAAAGAAGAGTTCATGACGGACTACCGCCTTTATATCGAACTCTTACGCAATCTAGCAGATGAAGCAGGTTTGCCGAAGACTCTTGATACAGACGACTTGGAAGGTATCAAGACGCATGAATACTGTACCAATAACCAACCAACCAACCACTCAGACCATGTGGATCCATATCCATATCTTGCAAGTTGGGGCATTAGCCGTGAGCAGTTTAAGCAAGACATCGAAAACGGCTTGAGCGCTGCAACAGGCTGGCAGAAAAATGGCACTGGCTACTGG